TGGACATATCGAATGTAAACATGCTAAACAGTCTCCGGATTGGGGGCAATCTAAACTCAATTGGGAAGAAGGTCGCTGGGTACCGACGAATGAACTTTTTCAACGTTATATGGATAGAGTCAATTTTAAACCACCTCCATTTCTAATCAATAAAAAAATGACGCGTGATGAATGGATTAAGATTAAACATGATTATAAAGACGAATACTTGACAGTAGATAATCATGAAATTCAAAATTTCTATAAGAATAAGGGTTGTGCATACATACAAATCCTTGGGCGTGGATTGTATCATTTGGGAGAAGATCCACTCGAATGGGGAGTTCCCGAATTTAAAGTAGAACAGAGGATGCGCATAAGAGCGAAGAATCATGGTAGTCGGGCAAGTACTCGCTATAGTGTGACGGCTGCTTTTCAACCCTTAAATATTAAGGCACTTGTACCGAGTGAGTATTCTATAGATGATAGAACACGGCTACCACCTAACCTATGATGACGATTTCAGATGAATCTTTACTCGTATTCATCCCGTACGACCATTTTACTTCACGGATTTCGTAATTTTTATACAAATCTCTGATGTAATCACAATTGTTATATGTCATTATCCAGTTTTTTCTTTTGTTTAAAACCTGAAATAATTTTTTGTGATTGAAATTTTCATGCATGTCTCCATTTTTTCCATATAATTTTGAATTTTCATTGAGATAATATGGTGGATCTAAAAATATAAGACCCTTCTTACCCTTTAAAAAAGTTTCAAAATCCAGATTATGAAATTCTACATCATTTAGATTGAGATCTTCTGTGCGTTTAATAGATGACTCGGTAAAACGTTTTTTGGAAGATTCGGTTGAAAATCCACCTGAAAGTGTAGCACCACTAAATGAACATCTGTTAATCACAAAGTATTTATATCCTTGTATAAAATCATCTGTATCTTCCATTATTGTGTCTCTCATCGTACTAAATATAGATTTTGATACGACGTTGAGAAGTTTTCGGAGCTCACTACATAATTCAACCTTGCGTGTCTGAACAGATTTCCAAAATGATATAAGAGGTTTAAACTTATCATTGACTATAAGTTTTGAGTCGTATTTGGTACGTAGAAAAAACTCAAAAGAACCCCCGCCAAAAAATGGAGATATTACAACCGATTTATCAAAACCTTTTTCATTAATAATTTCATCTAAAATATTACACGCTCTCGTTTTACCACCGGGATACCTAAGAGGTGATTTCATATACTATACACTTTATAAATCTTTAAATCATATCCTTATCCGCCGTGTAGTATGTCTTCCCCTTAGTGGCGAAACTACGCCAAAGAAGATAAAGAATACACCTGTATGTCTTGTAATTAGATCCACCATGGTCAAACCTGACATAGATCATTATGATAAAATGTTAGATATAACCATGGATATGGTACAAAGAATATATGCAGCTGGGTGTAAAGGTGGTGCATGTTGTATATTAAGTATAATTCTTGACGAAATCCTTGATTTTAAAGGTGAAATCAAAACGGGTCTTCAATTTTTACTAGATGATTATGGCTGTATTCAACCTATGGGAGACATTAGATCTGGAACTCAAGGAAATTGTCAATTCCATGTATGGTATGAGTGGAATGGTAAAGTAATAGATCCGGGGCGGGGTCTTGACATTATTGGTTTATCTGAGCATCTACCACAAGAAACTCTTCTACAATTATTTGGAATGATGGAAATATATCCAGAAGGCTCCCTGCCACCGGGTTTTGATGCAGACGAATTACAAGTGATCCAAACCGAGGAAAAAATTTCAGACCAAAAAAAGATGATAGATGACCATAAACGCGATAGAATTAAGTTTTGGAGAGAAAGATGTGAACCCGGAGCAAAATTATATCGCGAAATTAAGATATTTAACGAGGTGATGAAGACACTAAAAAAGAAATACAAAAATTATCGCAAATCCTTATCCGCCGTGTAGTACGTCTTCCCCTTAGTGGCGAAACTATGAACCCTCGCGTACCCCCACGCTTGTGGAGAGGCTCCCGGACGATGCCCGGTTCTCCACGCAGCGAGTCCCCTATTGTAGATGGTCTTCACAGTCTTTAGAGGTATCCCAGTGGCCTTCGAGATCTCTGGGAGAGACTTGACCTCTGGTCCATACTTTTTCCTAAACTTCTGGGTGTAGGAGGAGGTGCGGGTCTTGACCCCACTGTCTGTTTTGAAATCTTTGTAGTCCCTCTTGAGCATCTTCTTGTAGCGGGTCTCGACCTGCCCCAAGGTCTCAAGTCCCCTGAAGTACTTGAGGGGTGCATAGATTTTGCCCTCGGTTTTCCGCAACTGCCCAACCTTCTTGGTGATTTCGGCGTCTGAGAGAGGCATCGTACTTTTTACTGAGAAATTTTACAGCGGTGTGGATATCTGGGAACAGGTGATTCCCAAACTTTACACGTCCCGTGACGGGGTTGTAGTACCCCTTGTATTTAAGAAATTGACATCGATGCATTTCATCCATATAAAAAATACAAGATTATATTAGTGAGATAGGATGGGGCTTTCGATAATTATGGGAAATATGTTTTCAGGTAAAACTTCCGAGTTAATCAGACGACTTAAGCGTTTAAAGATCATCGGTAAGAAAATTTTGGTTGTCAACTCAGCCAAAGATACCCGTTCCCCCGATGAAGTTTTGAAGACCCACGACAATGTAAAGTTTGATTGTTTCAAAGTCTATGAGCTTTTCGAACTCATAAACAAGGAGGAGTTTAATAACGCGGATATCATAGCCATCGATGAGGCTCAGTTCTTCCCCCGTCTCAAGAAGTTTGTGGAGTGCTGCATGTGTGTAAATAAAAGTGTAATCATAGCAGGTCTCGACGCAGATTCATTTCAAAATAAGTTTGGGGAACTTCTAGACTGTGTCCCAATAGCATGTGAGGTCACCAAGTTGTCCGCCCTCTGTATGCATTGCAAAGATGGAACGCCGGGACCCTTCACCAAAAGGATTGTAAAAAATCAGGAGCTTGAACTCATCGGTGGAAGTGACATGTACGAAGCAGTGTGTCGTAATCACCTATGAACATCGAGGATGAGAACAACCCGTCGGCTTGGTCCAGTCTTTGTGAGTTCATGATATCTGGAGTGATCAAAGAGAAAATCTTCACCCTCCAAGTGAATGTGGGGACCAGTTTCAGTATACAGTGTGCAATCACCATCACCTTGTATAGTGAGATGATATCTCAAGAGTTCATTAGATTCGGCTCTATGTGGAGCTATGGTCATAGGACCGTCTATGACTGCGAATGCTGCGCACACGGTGAAGTCATGGATACACGAAATCTGTTTAATTAAATCACATAGTATCGGAAAATTTTCAACTTTGTAATAGTAATAATTCACGTTTCTTCCAAACCAGGGGTCCAAGTCGTGATAATACTTCTTCTCGAGTGTTGGTGACACTTTTCGAAATTCATCACGTATCTTTTTGTAATGAAGTTTCAGAAGTAAAATTTCTGGATAATTGCGAATCGGATAAAATATATCTCTCACGGTGTTTTGCATACCAACTATGGGGCGCCACGGATTTCTAAAATACAAAAGGTCTATGGGTGGTTTCATATAGTCATAAAAAAGTAAAATGATCGGAACAGCGATCGCTCGCCACATTATTTTCTTCGTATATAATAAAAATGCCCGGATACGGCAAGCGTGAATACATGGACCCAGCCCCCGAACCCACCCCCGAGGTTGAAACCGTCGAGAAGCGTTTCAAGATGCCCAAGATGCCCAAGATGCCCAAAGTGACTCTCGTCCAGGTCGTACTGATCGTTTTGACCCTTTTCTACGTGTGGACCACCCGCAAGATGAACAACTGGGTCGTTGGCATCGTCGCCATCGTCGTTGGTCTCCTCCACATGTATGACCACCTCTACCGCGTGCAGCGTGGACCAGAGCACCTCTTCTTCCTCCCCAAGACGGAGAAGTATGGCTGCATGGCGTGCAAATAAATCTATGTAAAATATAAGTATGCGCGTCAAGATTGTTCGTAGCCCCGATCGTAAGAAGAAGTTCAGGGCGATACTAGAAGACGGCAGGACTGTTGATTTTGGTGCCAGTGGATATTCAGACTACACCAAACACAAGAATCCTTCACGTATGCGTTCCTACGTGCTTCGTCACGGTGGACGTGTTCCCAAACGCACTATAGCTGAGAGGGAACCCAAGAAAATTCAGGACATGATGTTGGACGTCACCTCGAGTGACAAGGAGGATTGGAAGTTGAGTGGTATCGACGGGGCTGGTTTCTGGTCCCGTTGGTACCTCTGGAGTTTTCCAACCTTTGAGGGTGCGAAGAAGATTAT